TGCTTTCTTCTTGTTTCTGCAATTTGTCCTGCTAAATTACCAAGACCCATAGCTGCTTCACCAAGATTTTTAGCACCACCAAATATTCCACCTACTTGTGCAAGTGTTAAATAATCCATAGAAGATAAACCTTTTTCGCTAGGTGTTGCAGTTGAATCTGTGCTAATTAAATTTTGAAGTTTTTGTCTAGATTCAAGTGCTTTTCTTTCTTGTTCTGTTAAACCAGTATTACTAGGTAGTTTTGATTTATCTTCACCAAATCCACCTAAAGCAGCATTAGTTACATTGTAACCTATACCTAATGCTGGTAACCCAAAAAGAGAAGTTCTAGATGGACTAAATACTCTACCTGTTTGAGGTATTGTAGTTTCTGCTGCACCTAAACCTAATCTTTTAGCTGATTCACCTAAAGGTTGACTTGTATTAACTCTTGTTATTTTTAATGGGTCTTTAGGTTTTGTAAAAGCTGCTTTAGCTGCTTTTGCAATAAAAGGTAGTGCTTTTATACCACCCTTAATAGCTGCACCAGCTACAAAACCAACACCAGGCAAGAAAAATGTAGCATTTGCAGCAAGATTTAATGCATCCATAGGATTTTCTTTTGCCCAATTAACAGCTTTAGATAAAGTTCCTTCATCCATTTCTTCTTGTTGTTGCAACATTGGGTTTTGAAAACTTTGAGATAAGCTATCTCCTGTAAGTCCTAAACTTCCACCTGCTTGCATTTGTGTAATACCACCTGCTTGCATACCCATTTGTTGCATTTGTTTTTCTTTACGAGTAGCTTCAAGCATAGCTTGTAAACCTTTTACTTTAGATTCTGGCATATATCTTGGTGCATCTTCACCAGATAAAGCACCTAATAATGCTAGAAATGGTCTGTAATCTTGTAGATCACCTTCTCGCATATATTTACCTTGTTCTCGTAAACGCTTATATTCGTCATCTGAAACTATATATTCTCTAGGTGTAAGCGGATAAAAAAATCTTTCACCAGATTCATAGTCTTCATATCTTTGTTTATATCTAGCATCTTTAGCTAATATTTCTCTTAATTCTTCTGATAGCTCATCTTCTGCTCTTTCTACTTCTGTTTTTTTACCAGACTTCATAGGGATCGGTGCCATACTCCTAAGACCACCATCTGATGTTGATGAGAGAGTAGAAGGCGAATCCATCATGGGTACAGCACCTTGACCAGCAAACTCCATAACTGCTTCTTCTGCAACAGTTGTGGAAGGTTGATTCATTTTAGCCATCTGATTTTCATACATACGCCTCATTTGATTGCGTCTTTGTATTTCAGATAAAACTAAAAATTGAGGATATTGTCCATCTGGACTTTGTGACATTTGGATAAGTTGTTCTTCTGGAACATACTCTAATTCGTTTGCTCTATCTACTAAACTCATAATTATCCTTGTAATCCTTTATATAAACCTAAACCACTAAGTCCAAGACCGAGAGTTTGTTGGAATAATCCAGGTTGCTGTGTATATGTGCTAACAGTTCTTTGTGGTTGAACTGGCACACCCCTGAGTATATTGCTGTAAAAACCAAGCTGTTGTTGTGGATATTGTTGTTGACGTAAAAAGTCTTCATAACCAATATCTAATCCAGCTTGACGTAATGCTCTTGCTTGTGAGCCTATACCTGTTAATGCAGCAATACGTTGTTGCACATCTGCTTGTCTTGCTTGTCCAATATTTGCTAACTGTTGAGCAGCAGATTGTCCGTATCGTTGTGACATATCATAAGCAGTTTGACCAAACTTCTCTTGAGCTTGTCTTGCAGCTTCTTGTGCTTGATATGCTGCAAGAGCTTGTTGCCCTTGGGCTTGCAGTGCTTGTTGCTGTGTTTGAAATGCAGTTTGTCTAAATTTCTCTTGTGCTTGTCTAGCTGCTTCTTCTTGTTGTTGTGCAGTAAGTCCAAGCTGTGCTGCTTGTTGTTTAGCTTGTTCGCCAAATTGAAATGCTTGTTGAGCAAGTTGTTCTTGTGTTTGTGCAGCTTGTTCACCAAGTCCGTATTGTTGTAAACCAAATTGTGCAGCTTGTAAATCTGCTGCTCTTTCTGCACCAAGTTGTTGTACAGCTTGTTGATAGGCTTGTTGTGATCCTACAGCTTGAATATCACCCATTTGTTGAGCAAGATTTCTTTCACGTTCAGCTTGCAATATAGCTTCACGATATCCACCTAAACCACCTGCTTGTGCAGCTTGTGATCCTATTTTTTCACCAAGAATATCTGATTGTCGTTGTGCTTCTCTTTTTTGTATATCAACAACTTGTTGTTGATATGGTGACATAAATCTTTGTAAGTTTTGTTCAAACCCTAATGGTTGATATTGTTCTGTAGGTGCAGTAGCTGTATATCCTGATGTTCTTACAGATGGATCATAACCAGCTTGAAACTGACCAGCAGTATATTGTGGTGCACCTAATTGTCCAGCTTGATAACCTTGTGGTAAAGCACCTGCTTGATAACCAGCTTGATATGGCTGTGATAAACCAGTAAGCATTTGCTGTGCTTGACCAAACTCTTGAGGTGTGCCAGCTTGAGCATAGCCTCTTGTCATAGCCTGTGCTTTTAATTCATCAGGTGAAAAATATGCAAGTCTTTGCCCACCATAAGGTTGATATTGTTGTAATGATTCGCCTTCTGTTCTTTGTAATAACCGTTTAAAATACGGTTCTACATAAGGTGGTAACGATTCGCTATAGACTGTTTGTTCTGTAGGTGCACTACTTCCTCCACTACTTCCGCCCATAATTATTCCTTGTCAAATTTATATTCATAAAATCTAGAAGTTTCCTTCCAACCCTTTTCTTTTTTTATCCAGTTCCAAAATCCTGGTCTTCCAAGTGCTTCTATGCCATCACACTTATTATCTTTTGCCCATTTATATAATGTTTCAAAACCTTTATCTACCCAATCTGTGTATTGCTTTCCTGCTAAATGTTCAAGATTTAACATTCGTAATCCACTTGGGTAATCATGTAACTGAGTAACACCACAACCAATAATATCCATAGTATCTGTTTCAAATATAAGCCAAAGACTGCTTCTATTTTCAATACATCTAATATAAATATCTTGTGGATTTATCCTTCCACCAGACCTTTTGCAAGAACGCATTAATATTTTTTCACATTTATCCCAAACTAAACTGACTTGTCCAGGTAAAACTAACGATATATCAATATCTTGCTTTAATTTTTTTGCTGGTTCATTCATGCTGGCATTACCTTGCTATCGTCTATTTCTTTAGCTTGTTTAGTTGTACCTGTTTTAGTCATACGAACTCTATCAAGCATTTGATCTAATTTCTTTGCACCTGCATCTGAGCTACCATCTCCAAGCATAGACATTACATCTGCTGGTATTATGTATTCGTCTTGTGATACAGCCACTCCTTGTGTTGCACCAATTTTGCCATAAATATCATCTGCCATACCCCCAGCAGCATTTCCATTTATTTGACCTTGTGTTTGTGATACAGGAACAATTTGTTGTAAAACTTGTTCCCTTATTTCCATAAATATCTCATTACCATATTTATTAACAAACTCTCCAACAATAGTATCATCTTGTATTTCACCCATTAAAAACTGTACTAATCTTGATGTAAGAGGGTCTTGCATAATTTCAGTATTACCACCAGCTTGCATATATCCCATTTTATTTCTTACATCTTCAGGTAATTTAGCTAAACCTTTATTATCTTCTGGAATAGTTTTTAATTGTCTTCCGCCTGACATAAAATCAAAATCTCTACTTATAGAAAATCTTCCTGAATTTTTATTAAAATTCATATTATCTAATTTTGGTAAATCAGTTGGAATATTTAAACTAGACAAATCTATTTGCTCATCAACATTTGGCATATTTAAGTTATTTAAGAAACTTAAATCAGGACTTACATATTGTGATGTATCAATTAAAGGTTCTACAGAATCTGCTTTTGTTTTAGGTGTAGGTGTATAAATATCACCAATAGGTATTGTAGGTTCTGTAGGTTCTTGTGGTTCAGTAATAGGTGTTGGAGTTTCTACATCACCTAATGCTATAGGATAAGGCATTGGTTGTCTTAACATTGGAGGAGGAGTTTTTTCAAACTCTACAGGTGCATAAGGATCAACAACTTGTGGAATTATATCTCTTGCTTGATCTCCATAAAATGACTGATATCCAACTGTTTGTGTTGGATTAAACATTCCTGGAACTCTATTATTTTGTAGAGGCTGCATTGCATCTTCAGTTGGTGTTTGTAAATTACTTGTGCCACTTGTTATAGCACCTGCACTTGGATTTAAATTTGTAAAATAAGTAGCTTCTGGTTGAAATCCAGCCATAAAATATGGGTCTATTGGAGTAGCTTCTCTAGCTTGTACATATCCTTGCCCAGTAAAGCTACCTAAATTTGGTCCACCAAAATAATTTTCAAAAAAAGTATCTTTGTTAAAATTATTAGGATAGTCATAATCAAATCTTTGTGTATTACCACCCTCTCGCATTTTAGTTACGCCACCAGTAGCTATTGGTACCATTTCTGGATTTTCAGCTATTATTCTTTGTCTTTCTGCTTCTCTTTCAGCTTCGTTTCTTGCAAGCATTTCTTCAAATAACTCTTGCGATTCCATTATAGAAGTACCACCCATACCTATAGCAGTTGGTATATATGCACCTGGTTTTGCAAAACCACTTGCTAATGCACCAAATTTATCACCTAAAGTTCTTGTACCTGCACTCGTAAATGTATTTGCACCAACAGGAGCAACTGGTCCTACAAAAGCAGCATCTACACCAGGTCTAAATCCTTGTTCTATTAAAGGATTTACTACATTTGAGCTAACAGTTGGAGTTGAAGCAAATATATCTCCTAAGTTTTGAGCAGGAGTGCTTATAGCAGCACCTTTAGCAGCTTCTGCACCAGCTTGTGCTCCAGCTTGTGTTATAGCATCAACGCCTGCTTGTGTTCCCATTGCACCTGCTTCTGTTACTGCTTGTGTTGCAAGTTCTTTACCAGCTTGTGCACCTGCTGCTGCTGATCCTGCTTGTAGTGCACTACCAATACCATATCCTGTTAAACCAGCTAATAAACCTTTTTTAAGATCGCCTGTTACAGCATATTGTGCAAGACCAGAACCAATAGCAGAACCTAATAATGCACTACCTGTAGCACCTGCTAATAATGATCCACCAAGTAAACTACCTGCTATAGGTGCAAGAAAAGGCAAGAAAGCCTCTGGCTGCCCTGTTTGTGGATTTATAGTTAAAGGTACAGCTTGTGCTAGTCCTCGCACTTCTGCTGGATTTACATGCAAAAGCATAGAATCGCCATAACGACCTTGTGCTGCTACGTTTTGTACTTGCTGTTTTAAGTCCATATTATCTTTCCTCTAAGGTTTCGCACCCAAACGCTGAAAAACTAAAATCGCTTGAGCTTGAATATATCTTTAGTTCATCTGTTTGTCCTAATGTTATACCTATTACTATTGTATCAGTGGTATTAGCATTTATTGCTTTATCATAGAACAAATATTCTTTATCTCCTGTGGTTGCACCTGCAACCGATACGTTAATTCTGTATGTGCCAGCAGTCCCTGCACGATTACAAACTACAATAGAACTAACAGTAGTTTGTGTTTTATCAGGAACTGTATATAAAACTGTTTCTGTTGTTGCTGCTGGGTCTGATTGCCCTAATACTTTTAATATATCAGACACTTCCTTTACTCCCCATTAATAAAAACTGATGTCTTCTTACTGATCTACTTACTACAGATTGTTGCAGTCTTTTTAAAGTGCCTACTTCTGAGTTTAAATCTTGTATTGCTTGTTCAATGGTTCTGCGTGTTACTCTTTCATTTTCCTGATTATATTCATTGTCAGGCATTAAAAGAGGTATAGATGTTTTTTCAGCCATTATCTTTTACCATCCGTTCTTAACTCTAATCTAAGATCACCAAGCCTCCAACTATAATCATTAGCTGTATTTTCTATTCTTATAGCACTTTGTCTTGTTCTAGTTCTTGTATTACTAAAAGTAGAATTAGGGTTTACAGAAACAGTTTGTAATGTATTTAAACTTTCAAGAGGATAATTTCTACCTTTAATAATAAAATCAACAGTATCGCCTGAGTCAGTTGTGTTTATAAACTTAATATCAGGTAAAAGTTTAGATATAAACATAAACCTTTCACCATCAGGGTCTAAATCAAAATCAGAAGATTCAATAAATGCAGTAAAATTAGAACCATCTGCACTATATCCATCTTCTTGATTGTATAAATAGTTATTTCCAGAATCATCTATTTTTCCAGCAGCTATAGGATAATTAAGTATATATGCTGGATTCCAAGCTGTTCTTGTAAATCCATCATTTGTTGTACCTATAGTCCAAGATTGTTCTAAATAGTTGTAAACAACATATCTATCTACTTCATTAGAACCAGAACTAGGATAAAACCAAATAATCTCATTATGTTGTGGTATTGGTGCAGCAAAAATTTTAAATGCTTGACTTAAATTAATATCATTAAAAACATAATCTAATACTGTACAAGGTAACCTTTGTGCAGAACCTGAATATTGATAAAATGCACCATTATCCATAAAGTAAACAACACCACCACCAGTTGCCATAGCATTAGGTGATATTAAAGACATACCTGTTGCTATCTCATTAAAACTAAAAACAAAAGGTGCACCAACAAAACGCATAGATACAATACCTGCATCAGTCCATATAAGTATTTCTTGCCTTGTTTGTAGTGCTGCAATAATAGTTGAACCAGTAGATAACTGTACACCACCTGCTGAGTTAGTAGCTGTTGGTGTCCAATCTACTGCATTTTCTGCATCTGAAAATCTAACTAATAATGGGTCTATTGTGCTTGATCCTATTGGATTACAACCAAATGCTATTACGTGCCTATCAACATCTGACATCATAATTTGTAATGATGCTATAGGTGCATTACTTGCACCTCCTACACTGCTTGCTGCTACTGCTCTAGTTGTTACACCTGATGATTCATCCCAATAATACAATGCACCACCTCTAGGCATACATAAACCATCATCACCAAAGTTGTCTAAAGACCATAATCTTAATTGATTAGTAAGAGATAACGCTGTTGATGAACCCCAAGTGCTTGAACTCCATGCACCAACACCCCATCCAGTAGAAGAAACATAAGTATCAAGACCTATATTTATCTGATATGCACCAACTACAGATGCTCCACCATTACCTGTATCAGAAGCATTAGCTAAAACTGTATCTCCATTAGTATCTTTTGCTTCTATCGTATAACTATCATTATCAATAATAGTTGCTATTTCATATTCTTGATTTAATACATCAGCAGTAATGTTTCCACCTAAACTTACTGCACCACTATATGTAACAAAATCTCCTAACACTGCTCCATGTGCTGTGTCTGAAACAGTAAGTGTTGCATCTCCATTTACTGCTGCAAAAGTTACATCTCCTGCTGTTGTGGTTTCTCTAATAGGAGTTATATCGTAAAAATTAGCACCTTGTTGAACATAAAGTTTTTTATGTGTACCTATTAAATTATATTGAACTTGGTCTGCATCTTTATATACATGAATTTTTCTGCATGTACCAATAAATGAATTTAACGAATTTTTTGTCCAACCGCCTATTCTTTCAGGTCTTCCTTTTCTAAATCTAATTTTATCTGCATCAAACCAACCACCTTCGTTAGAATAGTTTGTTCCTTCTTTATTAATGCCAGGTTTAAATACAAATTTAGAAAATGCCATGCTAAACCTCTGTCCAATCCTTACCTTCAAATAACAAGGCTTCTGCTTCTCTCCTTCTAACTAATCCTTGCAAAACTTGACCTCCTGCTTTATTCCATCTTTTTATTTGTGCAGGCACTTCATCATAATTTTTATTGTTTAATACTTTAAGCATTGTGCTAGCATTTAGATTAGTTGGTCCTAAGTTATATGTCCATGATACTAAAGCATCAAATTGATTTTGAGTTAAATCTACTGTAACTGCTTTTTCTACATGATCACAATATTCTTCTAATTCGTTAATTAACATATTATCAGCTTGTTCTTTTGTAATAGACATACCTTGACGAACATTTTTTGTATGTCCATAACCTATTGTCCATACTCCTACAGCATCTTGATAGGCTTCAAGTTCACAACCTTCAAATCTTTTAATTAAAGATATACCTTCATTAGATATATTCATATTACTCGCCTTTGTCGCTTGTGTTAGATGCTCCAAAATAGAATGAAATAACCGCACTAGCTAATCCTCCAAGATATCCAAGAACTAAATTAATAAGTGCTTCACTGTTTTGTTCTGGTGGCTGAATAGTAACTAAAAATATATAACCAAGAAAACCACCAACAGTAGCTATACCCATAATTCTAGCAGTCCAATCTCTACTAAATTTACCTCTAGCATCTTTTTTATCTTCTACTTCAAGTTTAAAAACATCAACATCAAGTTCTTTCATTTGGACTTCAAACTGTTGTTCTGCTTTTTTAAGTTCTAACATTTGTTCTGGAGTTGCACTGTTAATAGCATTTTGAATAGATTTTTGATTATTTTGACAACCTAATACGTCACATATAACTTGTGATGCCATACCACCTAAAGGTCCACCTAATGCTGCACCTAATGTTGGTGCTACTGAACCTACTAAATTTTTAAGAATACCTTTCATATTTACCCACTTAAAGGATTTTTGTCCTTCTCTAATTTACTTTTTACTTCGTTAATATCTTTTTCAAGACTTTGTTTAGTAGCAAGATACTGTTCTCTGAGTAAAGCCCATTCTTTATTATTGTTAGATACTTCCTCAGATAATGAGTCTATTAACTGTAACTTTTGTATTTTTTCCTCAACAACTAATAATTGTGATTTAATACTATTGATATCTTCTTCATAAGATATAGTTGCTTGTGATTCAAGTGCTTCAATTCTTTGTATATATTCAGCACCTGTATAGCCAAAACCAGCTATAGTTACCAGTATTGTGCCTATTGCAATTACTTGTCCAAGTTTTGATTCTAACCAATTCATAATTTCACCTGTGAATTTATTATTGTTTGTAATGTATTTATATTCTTATTCGTCATATTTATATATGCATTATCATTATCATTAATACCAATATTACTATAAATATCTTTAGGCTCATACCATATTGTATCTTGTGGTAGCTTAATATTTTTATATGCTTCAAATGCAGGCACAAAACCTAAATATGCAACTAAAGTAGTTTGATCTGCATATTCACCACTTTCTTTTTCTTCTTCTTCTATATTTTCTTGTGCTTCTTTAATATTATTAGCAAGAATTTGGTCTGCTATTTTATCTGCTTCAGAAGATGTCATTACATTAGAAGTAGCAGTTAATATTTGATCTTGTATGTCGTTGATTTGCACATCAGACATAACCGCATTATCCAAAGTAAATAAAGGTGTAATAGTTATAGAGTTATCTCCTATTGAATTTACACTATCGCTAAGTTGTAAAACCGTATTATTTTGTATATTAGCTGACATTATTTGGTCAGATATAGAAGGCGATGAAGTTGTGCTAATTCCTCCTGTTTGATTTGTTTCAGTATTGCCAATATTATTTTGTTTTGTATAACTATCAGAAGCTGTTTGCATAGTTTGTGCTACTACTTTTAATGCACTAGAAATACTATTACCTTTTGGAGTTTCTTCAAAAATTTCTGCAACTTCCTCAATTATTTCCTCAATTACTTCTTCTTCAATAGTTTCTTCAACAATTAATTCTTCAATTTCTTCTTCAATAATTTCTTCAATTATTTCTTCAACAACTTCTTCTTCAGTAAATTCTTCTATTTCTTCTATTATTTCATCAACTATAAATACTTCTAATAATTCTTCTGCATCAAATACATCTATAACATCAATACTTTCAGTTGTTACATCATAGTTTTCTATAACATTTATTATTGGATCAATAAATATTTCTTCTGTATAAGTTTCTTCAAATATAAATTCTTCTACAAATTCTTCATTAATTGGTTCAGTATATTCAATAACTTCATTTTCAATTATTTGATATGTTTCATATTCATTTGCTGATGTTTGCATAACTACAATAGCAGCAGCTTCTGGAACATATCCTGAACAAGTAGGACTATATTGTGAATCTTGTTCACATTCATAATCACGATAGGCTTGTTCATAACCACTGCACTCTGTTGAATATAAAGTATCAATGCCACACTGTTGATCTAAATATGCCTGTTCATATCCAAGACATTCATTTGAATACAAAGCATCTATACTACATTGTTGATCTTGATAGGCTTGATCATATCCACTACAGCTAGTTGAATACAGAGCATCTAGATTACACTGTTGAGCAAGATAGGCTTCTTCATATCCATCACAACTACTATCATTAAGAGGATCGCTACAATCAAGACCACTTCCTTCTCCATAAAGAGAGCCACCAGCTTCTAGATTAGTATTTTTATCAGAGCTATTCCAATCATAGTTAAAACAATTAGTGCCATTATATGAGCCTGTATTACATTCATCGTGAAAATAATAAGTATAGGTCTGACTTGAGTTTCCTTGTTCGCCAATAAGAACATCGTGATCTGTTATATCTAAATCACCGTATCTAATATCGTAAGTATTGTTATTCCAAAGTATCACCTCAAAACTGTTATAAGAGCTTTGTCGATAATACTCTTGCATCTTGTACCAACCAAAAACAATTTTGTCGTTAAAGTTTTTAGCAGCCATTTTTGCATTAGCATCTACTGCTATAAGATCAGTCCAAAAGGGATATATGGTGTAATTACTTGTTGTTTGACCTAACGGATCAGGGGTATAGTCATTGCAACCACTCCCACTTGAGCCAAAGTGTAAACAACCATTAGTTGCCATTCTTGCTGTAGAGAAAGTCTGCTCGTAGAAAGTAAAATCAAACCCAAGATTAAATGCGTAAGATATAGAATCATCTCCCGATGTTAGCCATGTAACGCCTGTTTGATTTGTTAAATCAACAAGAGATTGATTAGATTCATAAATATATTGCGGAAATATTTGTAAAGAAAAACAAATTATGATGCATAAAATTCTTTTTTGCATTGCTTATCCGTTTTAGTTTTTCTTGTATATATTACTTTTACAGCACCTACAACATCTCTTTTTATGTTATTTCTATGCGGATTATCTTCCATAGTGCATTTTTTAATATATTCTTTTTCAGCATCTTCTATATCAGGTCTATCTTGTGGATTATTAGCCCAAGCTAACTTAGCATCATCTCCAATTTTGCCTTGATAAGGACAGGGTGTACCTGCCATATTCATAGCTTTATAAACTCTTGCATCTTGGCAAAGCAAAGCTACAGATGCTACTTTCATGCCCATATCATATAAATATTTAGATAATTTTAATCTTTCGCAATTTTCATCAACAACAGTTTTACCGCCTGAAAAACCAATTACTTGTCCTTGAAAAGCTCCAGATACACCTGTTGTACATAAATCTTGAGAGTAAGACATAATGCTTGGTGCAATAGCACTAGCTGGAGGTGCTTCATTTTTTATGTTCTGATTGATCGTTTGTTCTGACTTAGATTCATTAATATTCCTATTGGTATTGTCAGAGCTAGAAACGCTGAAATTATTGTTAGTGTTATTGTTAGTGTTGTCAGTTGTAACATTTGATTCAGAAGATGATTCATTATAATTCCTGTTTGTATTATCAGAAGTGCTGGTATTTTGATTAATATTTGTATTTGTTGAAGTAGAGTTATTATTTACCGTCTGATTAACTGTAGAGTTTTGAGTTACAGTTGAAGTATTAGTATTTACATTCGTATTAGTATTAGTTGAGGTATTTACGTTTGTATTATTGTTCGTATTTGTATTTGTAGAAGTTGATGTAGAAGTATTGGTATTAGTATTAGTGTTAGTATTAGTATTAGTGTTGTTTGTAGTTGTAGAATTTGTTGTATTTAAACTATTAGCTTCACAATACTGACTTCCAGCAGTACATTCCCCTGATTGTTGTGCATAAATATTTAATGTAAAAATGCTTAAAACAAGCAGATAATATTTTTTCATAAAATTTCGTATAATCCTTTTTCTAGTAATATTTGTTTATTTTTTAAATGCTCTGCTTCTATGTCTTCTTTACTTTGACCAAAGTATTTAACTCCTAAATGCTCATTAACTATTAACTCGTTAATATTAATGTCATCTATAATTAAAATACCAATAACCCTTCCATATTTACCAGAACTGTCTTTTTGTGTTTGTATCTTAAAAGATTTACCAGTCTTTACTTTTTTTTGTAAAAACTTTTTTGCTAGCAATCCTCTAGCTTTTTCATCTTTATCTCTTGTACGAGATTCAGGAGTATCAATGCCATACATTCTTACTCTTGTATCGTAAAAAATTTTAAAACCTAAATCTATCGTAATATCAATAGTATCGCCATCCACTACTCTTTTTACTTTGCAACCATACTCGTACATTATTCTGGATAAGGTCTATTTTGTATTAATAATATATCCAAAGCAGCAGAAACGGTAACCGTTCCTCCTGCTGAGTCTGCTTTAGCCCTAACTTCTATATCTGTTTTTTCAGAAAATTTTAAAGGGTAAGGATATCCAATCGTACTATATCCTGAACTTGATAAGACTCTGTCTTTTACATTAAAGACTCCTCCATACGGTCTAGCTACTAAACTTAAAATTGCAAACTTACCTGCTGAAGAAGATGCTGATACATCCTTTTGAGTAACATAGGCAGTATAACCTCTAGGTATAGTATAGGTCATCATTAGGGTTTGATTGTCACCTATACCTACTGTAGCGTATTTATTGGTAGGCACTCCACCTGAAGGTGTTGCTTCTGTTCCTACATATAAAACACCAGCATTACCACCGCCACTACCAGCAGTATTTACCACAATTCTATTAACTCTAAACCAAGTGCTACCATTTAATTCAACACCTGTTTGACCATTTAAACTTACGGTTTCTGCTTTAAAATCAAAATTATTGTCTAGCCCACTAACGGTTACAGTTCTTGCACCAGTACCTAACGCTGTATCATCAGTAGAAGAACTAGATATATAAAGAGTTGAAGCTGAACCTAAATATGAATATAAACCACCTTGAAGCCATACAGTTGCTAAAGTGGTGTCGACAGCAGAATTAAAGCCAAACTTGTGTACGGTTTCGTGAAAACCAATTTGTCCTCTTGCTACTTGTAGTTCAAAAGGTTCTGAGGTTCCTATTCTTGTAATTGATGATACTTCTGACATTATGTTACTTTCCTAAATCTTTTTACTTTTTTTGCAATACTCTTAGGTTGCTTAACAAATTGTTTACCTTTCTTAGTTCCTTTTCGTTTAGCCCTTGTAGTAGCTGCATACTCTGAAGGAGAGAGTGCTTTAATCGCTTTTTCAGGAAGATATCTTTCTCCTGTTTCAGATGATTTTTTTCCACTTTTAGTTCTCCATTTTTGTTTTGTCCAAGCCTTTAGACTTCTTTGTGATTTTTTAAGAGGCATCTTCTACTCCAAATATAACAACATAAGCATCCGTTTTCTTTGGTTTTTCTATATATAATCTTTCATATTGATAAGGAACATCATGTTTTCCATTAGCTATATCATCTAATAGTTTCCAAAATGAATCCCTGCCAGGATCAACCATAATTAATTGTTTATCATTACTTACAAGATACTTAATTACATCTATCCAACAATCTACTTGGGTGTACCAAAAACAAACATCAGATGCTATATAGGTATCAAAATCTAATGGTAGAGGTTTATCAAAGATATCTTGTAAAATAAATTCTGGTTTTACATCCATTAATTTAGATATTAAATCAAAATAAGGTTTTACATTTTCATCTGCATCCATGCCAACTGCATGTGCACCTTTACTCTGTAAATAATGTGTCAACATACCCCAACCACAACCTAAATCTAAAACTTTATTTTCTATAATGTCCATTTCATCTAATGATTCCATAATAACCATAGAAGCATCCCAGACTTTATTTCCGTGTAATGTGTGCACTTTTGTTTTTCTTTTAAGTTTTTTTATCTCAGGATGAGATGAAGTTGGTATTTCTACGTTTTTAATCCATAGACTATTTGTAGCCACCGCCTTTTGCCTTATATTGTTTTGCTAGCATTTGTGCTTTACGAGCAGACCATTGACCAGGTTTACCACCTTTACTACCAGCTTTAATTCTACTAAATAATCTTTTACGCATACTAGGCTTTGTATAATTACCAGCCTCATTTACTCTAGATTTTTTTTTAGCTCTACTCATAGTAAATTAGAAATAATGCCAATACTAGAAGTAATTAGTAAAAGATATAAACCCCATATCATATTTTCTAATCTACGAAATTTATCTTGACCTTGATCTAATCGTTTTTCTATATTTTCATAACGAATAGCACATTCTTTTTCATGAGATGCTACTCTTTCAATAGCAGAACTCATTTCTTTTTTTTCTTTACACGAACTTTTTTATATGCTTCGTTTACATTAGGCGTAGATTTATCATCAGCAACATACTGTCCTTTTTTATTTCTGTTGCGAACTTCTACTTCTTCAGTATTTGTCCAAAAATTTACGACTTTATTCCACCAACTCATTTGTCTTTAGCTTTCCAAATGTTTAGTGCACACCAGTCTACTAATTTGTAAACATGCCTAAACCAATGGTTATCTTTAGGTGTTGGTGTAATTGCTGCAATAACAGAAGCTGCTGCAACAATAACGCATATTGATAATATTATTTCCATATTTTACTCCAATAATAATTATTCTTTAAACCAAGATGGTAAACCAATCATAGGTCTACGGTCAAACTTATTTGCTTCAGCATCTTTGCTACTAGCATCGTTATAATGTAAAAAAACTTGTCCGCAGTTCTCTCCTTTAAATGGTTTTCTCCAATGTTCAAGTTCACAACCTCGATACATCAACATATCGCCAGCTTCTAATTTTACTTCAACGCCTTTTTTGCCTTCTTCGCCTGAAGGTTCTAAAAATATTGACCAATCATCTCCACCTAAGTTTAAAGTAGTAGATATTTCGCAAGAATATCTATCTTTATGTCTTTTTAATTCATCACCCTTTTTATATATTCTTGCATACGAATAAGTTTCAATTAATTTAACGCCTGACTTTTTTTCCATTATTGGTTTTACTTTTTGCAACAATGTTTCCATAACAATATCAGCGTAATGCGAATAAGTTTCAGGTATTTGATTATCATTCCAAACACCAAAATATTCTGTGTATGGAGATATAAACTTACTTTCAAATAAATGTTGTGCTACTGATCGTTTATTTAAAAAATACTGATAACAAAAATCTGCTAAATCTTTTGATATAGCACCTTTAATAACTTGATATTTATTTTTCTTAAAACTCATTTATCACTCAAAATTTGCAACCATTACTATTCTTTTTTCATGCATGTCAGGACATTCTTGATAATGTGCTAACTTACCATTAAACATAATTACATTATCTTCTTTTGGGTTTGAATAAAATTTTTGTTTATCTTCTCCTAAAACTATAGTTCTACCTTTTGTAAAAGAATTTAAGTAAACAATAACTACTTTATGAGGCAAGTTTGAATCTATATGTGGCACACTTTCTTTTAACTTGCTGTGTAGTGTTAAATTAATATTCATTCGATACATGACTTCAAAACTTATATTATTAAAATCTAGTATTTCTTTTAAAATAAAATAACATTTTAAAAAATAATCAGAATTACTTTCAGGTATAGCTGGATATTTTCTACCTTCTATTTCATGTACTGGTCTACCTAAAAGACCATGACTAAAAAAACTCATATCTTCGTATTCTGGTTGTGTTGTTTTTTCGTGATAAAACCAAGGAAAATATGGTGTTAATAATATTTTTTTTAAATTTTTATAATCTTCAGTTAAAGGATTTTTTAATTCAGTAATCATTTGAAGGGATATCCTAAATTCCAACACACTAAAGAGTGTCGTATTCCTTTAGTTACAGGTGTAACTCTATGCCATACAAAAGATGGAAACACTATTACGCTTCCTTTCTTTCTAATTTCTTCGCATATTCTTGGCTGTGAGCCTTCGTCTGTATTTCTAAAATCAAATTCTAAATCACCGCCCTCATATTCTTCAGGATCGGTTAAAGATATGGTCATGCTAAGTTTTCTTAACTTGCCATGTGTGTTTGGATTATCGGGGTGGTTATATGCTTCTTCGTATGAATCGCAATGCCAATCATAATACTGACCAACTTTATATTCAGTAAACTGACAAGCCTCAGACCAGTCCCATTCAAAATTCCAATTAGCATTTGCATTTGCTTGGCGTACATAAGGTTGTATTTCGTTGTATATCCATCTATCAGACATCCATACAATATCTGACTTTCTTTTCTTTTGAATATTTTTTAATTCTTCTTCCGTAAGTTCTGAAAGTTTTTTATTGTTACCACTACCAGTAATAGCTATTTCTTTAGTTTGTTCTAAACCATAACGAACAATATCATCACATATTCTTTCAGGAATTGCTGACTGAAAATACCAATAATACCATTTAAGATTCACACATTTCTCCTAGATATTTATACTTTTCTATAACAGATGGAAGTAAGTAATCTTCTATTTTATATGTTTTCTTTTCTATTTTGTCTGTTCTTATAGTATGTAAGTCTACATCGCCAAATATAGAATCATCATATTGAACACCTTGTATTTCAAATTGTTTTAAGTTTTTAAAAGTATGTTTAAACTTAGGTATTTCAAAAAAACTGTAGATGTTATTAATAACCTCTTGAGGATTATTAATTATTTCATCATAAGTAACAAATAAATGTTCATAGTTTTTTCTTACAAAAGGAATTTGATAAGCAACATTTCCTAAAGAACCTGTTTCAATATTCATGTGATATTCTGTTGTTTTTTCAGTTTCTTCTTTTTTATATTTATATGCTCTGCATAATGAAACTAAACACTCTAAAGGGTTTCTATATAAAATTAAAAATTTAATTTCTTTGTCAAAATATTCTTTTAATAAATCAAGATTTGCTTCTGTTTGCCAATTAGCTCTATTAATAACATATTTTGTTTTATATATTTCAGAGTAATTATAAAAACTTTTAGTTATCAAATTATCAAAAGCAGAATCATGTGGAAAATTTAATGAAGTTACAAACTCTTTTTTTATTAAATCAAGTTTGTAAATTATTTCAGTAAGTGGACTATTTGGAGTAAAAGTTATATCAGGATTTTGATTCAATATGCTACCGAGCAAGGTATTTCCTGCTCTTTGCATATTTATACAAAAAAATAAATTTGGTCTCATCTTCTCTCTCAAAGATAAGTATAAGTTAGATATAACTTAAAAGATAGTTAGATCAGTACCAAAGACCAGCTTTCTTTTGTCTAAAAACAGATCGTAAATCCCAAACACTAGATGCGTTTAATGTGCCATTAGGATCATTTACAACTACAATTCCTGACCCACCAGCTTGACCTTCCCATGAAACACCAGGTGAAGGACCATAAGCACCACCACCTCCACCACCGCCTCTATTAGCAGTGCCTGAAGTTCCTGCTAAAGAAGGATCAGAGCCACTTCCATATCCTGTTCCGCCAGTTCCGCCAGGACCAGGAGCACCACCACTCGTATTAGGTGCTGTAAGAGTGCTACTACCTGCTGCTCCTCCGCCACCGTCTGCATAAGCTACTGGGGAACCTGTAATAGAAGATGTTACACCTTGTCCACCTCTGCCACCAATAATATTATCAGGATTTCCTTTTTGACCTGCTTCACTTGCACCACCGCCACCTACAGCACAACCATAATTTGAGCCAGGACTTCTAGCACCTCCACCTGGATAACCTTGATTAGCTGTTCCTCGACCTGCAGCGTCTCCGTTAGGATAATCACCAACACTATACCAAATACCAGAACCTCCACCTGAACCTCCATCTTGTCCAAGCTGACTACCGCCAGCAGGTCCAGGTTGGGCTGGTCCGATATAGGCAAATCTACCACCACCTGATCCTCCGCCTTCAGAAGTAATAGGACCAAGACTAGAATCTGATCCTTTGTTCCATATATTATGACCTTGTATTTTTGCTCCACCGCCTCCGACTACAACTGGTGTTGTTGAGCCTGCGGTAACAGATAAAGCTGGTTCTGCTGAAGCACCACCACCTGAAGGTTCTCCTGGTGTAGATGATCTATAGCCACCTGCTCCTCCGCCTCCACCAAAAAAACCACCTGCTCCTCCACCAGCAACTACTAAATAAGTTACTGAGGTTGTTGCTGGGGGTGCTGTAAAATTACCACTAGCATTAAAAGTAGTTGCTTTTGCTGAAAAACTTGATGTTTGAGTTGCTCCGATTAATCTAGGCATTTGTCCATGTCCCCGCACTTACATTGTCATAAACTGCATCCATGCTCCACATTCCTGAAGCTATGGTTAATGCTGGCTCTTTGATAATAACTTTTCCTGATCCACCATTTCCGCCAAGACCATTATTACCTGAGCCTCCGCCTCCGCCTCCGCCAGTGTTAGCAGTTCCAGCATGACCATAACCATCGGGAGAGGGACCGCCATCCGTAGTGTTGCTTGGTCCTCCGCCTCCAGCTCCACCGACTCCTGGTATATTTCCTGTCCTGCCCAAATACCAGCCTCCACCTCCACCGCCACCAAGCGTTTGTGGGGTTCCAGTAATAGCTGTGGTTACTCCATCGCCTCCTGGTCCACCAATATAGGGTGGGGCTGGTGGACTAGCTGGAGTATCACAATCTCCTGCTGCGGAAGCTCCACCGCCTCCGCCATTTCTATAAAATAAATTTGGACCAACATTAACGCCAACATGACCTTCATATCCTTGTCCTGGTGTTCCCGAGGTAGAGCCACCACCACCGCCTGAGCCTCCTGGTGAAGCTGTTGCTCCAGCAAATCCTCCACCCACTCCGCCACCTGTAGAGGTAACAGTATCAAAAGATGAATTACTGCCATTAGTGCCAGTCGTAGCTTCAGCAGCACCTCTTACGCCACCTGCACCAACCACTACTGGATAAGGAGAATTTCCTGAAACTGGGTGTAGAGATTCAGCACTTGCACCACCGCCTGAGTTTTCACCAGGCACTGAGGAACGATATCCTCCTGCTCCACCGCCTCCTCCAACTCCCCCACTACCTGCACCACCACCTGCTACAATTACATATTGCACTTGTGATGTGAGAGGTTGAGTTGTTAAAGTACCAGTTGAATTAAATGTGGTTATTTGTTCGGCTTGTTGTTGAACTGGATTATCTACACCTATAATTCCACCATTAAGACTTGCCATAGTTAGACCTCATTCCAAGCTAAAGCAACAGCATCCCATTCGTAATTAGTTACAACAGAAGGGTCATCATCTGTAAATGTCTGTCCTAACCATTTTTGATTATCTTCATCCCAATACTGAAAAAGACGAAGTGAGTTTATTTCTGTAGGATCAGGTTGAGTTACAGGTGCTTGCCAATCATCGTTAGAATCTAATGTCCAAGATGCAAAAGGTTGAGGCATTAAAAACTTATCTTTACTTGAATCGTAAGAGTAACCTATTCCTGCGTATTGTTTGCGAGAATTATGATTATAAGAAGTTTGTTTCCATGCAACACCGTTGTCTGAATGTGGAACTAAACCGCTTACAAA